GGGCCGCTGGCGTCCGCGTTCAGCTTGAGCGCGATTTACAAGGCATCGGAAGCCTACACATCCCTGACCAGCCGCTTGAAGCTTGTCACAGAGAGCTCTGCCGAACTCGCCACCGCGCAGAATGCTGTTTTCTCCATCGCCCAGAGCGCCTATCAGCCATTGAGCGCGACCGCTGAGCTGTACCAGCGCATTGCGACCAACCAGAAAGAGCTGAAGCTTTCTGGCGAGGGCGTGGCGGGCGTTGTGGGCACCATCAGTAAGACGCTGGCGATTTCCGGTGCGTCTGCGGATTCGGCGAACGCCGCGTTGATCCAGTTGGGCCAGGCGTTCGCGTCTGGCGTACTGCGCGGCGAAGAACTGAACAGTGTGATGGAGCAGGCTCCGGCGCTGGCCCAGGCTATCGCGGCTGGTATGGGCAAGACCGTTGGCGAGTTGCGTGCACTTGGCGCGGCTGGCTTGCTTACTGCCGACTCCGTTGTGAAGGCGCTACAGGCGCAGGAAAAGGCTGTAGCTGATCTGTTCAACAAGACCGCGGTCACGATCGGCAACAGCCTCACCGCCACAAGCAACTCCCTGACCCAATTTATTGGCAGGATGGATCAGGCGAGCGGTGTCAGTGCTGCAATATCGGCCAACATCGTCAAAGTATCGCAGTCCATTGATGGACTGACGAAGGACTTCGGGGCCACATCGAAGACATTCGAGCAGGTTTCAAGCGCAGCCGAAACGCTGGCGTACATCATCGGTACTCGTATGGCAGTGGCCGCTTTGCAGGGTGCTGCCAGCTTCGCAATGGCCACGAAGGCCTCAGTGATGCAGGCCGGTGCGCTGGCGTATTCAACTACGCAGAGCATCCGCAATACGGCAGCCGAAGCCGCAGCAGCAAAACAGTCTCTGCTGAATGCTGAGTCGAAATACGCAGACGCCAACGCAGGCATGGCTAGGGCGAATGCTGAAATCGCGGCAGCCGGGCAGAAGGTTGCCTCAGATCGGATGCGTCAGCAGTCCGAAATCAACAACCTTAAAAGTGTCCAGGCCGCGCTTGCAGCTGAGCGAGTGCTCGAGGAGCAGCGCCTTGCTGCGCAGATCAGTGAGCAGGGGCGTGCAGCAGCTCGAAATCGTATGGCCTTGGCGCGCCTTGATGAAGTTGCCATTATCCGGCAGATACAGGCTGCCGAAACCAGCCTGGCCGCCACGACCATCGCGACTTCGCTGGAGATTCAAGCATCTTATGCCGCTAGGAGTGCCGCGGTCGCAGCGGCGGGCGAGACGAAGCTCGCAGTTGATGCCGCTTCTCGTGCTTCGGATGCTGCAACGGCGGCGTCCGCCCGAGCAAGCTCTGCATTGACCCTCACAGCTACTGCCGGGCGCGGTGTGCTCGGCCTTCTTACTGGCCCGGTCGGGCTGATCGCTATGACGGCTTTGGTAGCGGCCTCGTTCATTGATTTTGGCGGTGGCGCAAATAGCGCGACCGCTGCGCTGATCGACCAGAACTTGACACTGGATGAGTCGATCACAAAGTTTAAAGAACTGGGCCAGGCACAGAAAATGCTGCAGGCCTCGACATGGATGTCTAAGCAAGCTGAGGCATCCGAGGCGGCGGCGAAAGCATTTGATGATTTCTCCATTCGAGGGCGAAACGCATATCAAAACCTCGGTGTAGCAGGCATTGAAGGCGGCAAGGCCTTTGAGCAGATGCTCAGTCAGGTTCGTAACGGGTCGCGGACACTTGCGAGTGTCACCGCTTCTGTTAAAGAAAATGGCGACATCATGCCAGCCTATATTTCCTCTCTCGAGGAATCAGCGGCGGCAAACGAAAGGAGTGGTGAGCAGGCAGAAAAATACGGAAAGCTTCTTGCTGGCGCGAACCTGGAGACGGCCAACCTGGCTTCGCAGTCGAAAGGGCTTACGGCAGCTATGGCAGGCTCCGGCGGGCAGACCAAGGCGCAGCTTGCCGAATGGGAAAAGTACATCGCGAAGCTGAAAGAAACCCGTGATCTTTTCGGTGCAAACGCCGAAGCGCGCTCGGACTATTTCGCTGACCAAATGGGGCTCAACGAGCAACAACGTGAGCAGTCCAGAGTTATATCGCGGCAACAGGATGTGCTGGAAAAATACAAGGAGGCCGTAAAGGACAATGACAAGGTCCAGCAGGATGCCCTCAAAAGGCAATTGATCGGCCTTTACACTATTGAGCAAGCGGCGATCGATGCGGCAGCTGCTACCAAAAAAGCTCATGAAGATTCCGCCAAAGCTGCTGTTGAGAGCTCCAACAAGCAAATAAACGAAATGCGCCGGGTTATTGATGCCGCCGCAAATATAACCAAAAACGCCAGTTTCCTGACTGGCCGCAACATGCTGATTGTGCCTCCAGCCCAAACAGATGTAACCGGTCGAAGCATGGTCTTGCCGGGTGTTGAGACGCCGAAAGCTGGGAAAGATCCTCGCGTAGATCCAACCGCCCGAGCAAACGCCGCGATTGCTCAGATCAACGAAACAACTGAGCCGAATAAAGGCAAAGCGGAAAAAAAATATCAGGAAGATGCGGCTCAGAAAGTTCTTGATCAGGCCCGACAGCAATATGCGGTTTTGAAAGAGCAGTCAGCATTGCTCGGCGCTCAAAAGGGCGATATCGACAAAATTGGAACGGCTTCCCGTGAGCTTATAAAGTGGGAGCAGGAGCTTGCTGACATCAAGTCCAAGCAAACGCTGACCGCTGAACAGAAGTCGCTTCTCGTAAAGCAGGAGTCAATAACTGCCGACCTGAAACGCAACGCCGCTCTCGAAAAAGAGAATGAGCTGCGCAAAATTGCTCTCGATGAGGCAAAAAAGCTTTCGGCGTTCCAGGCAAGTGTTAGCGAAAGTAATCGCTCTGCGAAATCTGGCTTTTCCCAGCAACTGGTTGGAGCTGGAATGGGCGATAAGCAACGTGCGCAGTTGCAAGAAATGCTTGCCATTGAAGAAGACTTTAACAAACAGCAGAGAGACCTTGTTCTGCAGCGCAATACCGGGGATATCAGTGACGACCTCTACAGCAAAGAAACTGATGTCATTCGATCAGCAATGATCGAGCGCCTGCAGATCCAAAGAGACTATTACAGCGAGGTGGATGTAGAGCAGTCGAAGTGGATGGATGGTGTAGATAGAGCGTGGCAGAACTACGTAAATTACGCTCAGAACTATTCAGCTCAAGCAGCGGACTTTGTTTCAGGGACTTTAAGTGATGCCACCAATGGGCTGGGCGATATGTTTTCTGATATCGCGACGAAAACAAAGACCGCCAGTGATGCAGTAGGCGACTTTCTTGGCGGGATGGCCAAGTCGACGATAAACGCTCTAACAGATATGGCTGCGCAGTGGGTGATCTATCAGGGCATTCAGCTGCTCACCACCAAAAGCGGACAGTCAGCTGCGGCCACCGGCTTAATTGCCAACGCTCAGGCGGCATCGGCTCAGGCCGCGCTTAACGCATACGCATCTACCGCCGGTATCCCGTTGATCGGCCCCGGCCTAGCGCCTGCCGCTGCGCTGGCGGCTACAGCGGCAACCACCCCAATGGTTGCCGCCGTATCTGTGTCGGCCCTCGCCGGTATGGCTCACAACGGCCTGGACAACATCCCGAAAGAGGGCACCTGGTTGCTGGACGGAGGCGAACGTATCGTGAACCCGAGTCAGAACCGGGACCTGACCAAGTACCTGGCTGACAAGTCCGGGGCTGGCGGGGGTGGCGGCACGCCGATCACCATCAACGCACCCGTTACCGTACAGGCCCAGCCGGGCGTCAGCGATGCGGATGCAATGCGACAAGGTAAAGCTGCTGGCGAAGCTTTAGCTCAAGAGGTGCGCAGCGTTCTGCAACGTGAAATGGGTCAGGGCGGCTTGCTCTGGAGGCGCGCGTAATGGCTGAGACATTCGATTTTGATGTACAGGTCGGCGCTTCCGGTGACGTGAAGCAACGCACTTGGTCGAACGACTTCGGCGACGGTTACACCCAGGCAGGCGGTGTCGGTATCAACACCAAGTCGCAGGCGTGGGATGTGACGGTAACCGGGCGGTTCGGGACTGGCCAGAAGCTCCAGCAGGTTCGGGATTTTCTGGACCGACATGAGGGTTTCAAGTCATTCCTCTGGACGCCGCCGGGCAGCGGGCAGGGCCGGTACCGGGCCAACGGATACAAGCTTTCATCGCTCGGCGGCGGGCTGCATACGTTGTCGGCGAACTTTAAGCAGGTTTTTAACCCATGACACATAGTGCAATTAATGCGCAGGAGAACGATATGGATAAGTTTGTTTTGATTAACGGCGTGGAGCGGGCACAGATTGGTAGTTTTATCGAAAGCCAAGCTAAAGACCCTCAGGGGAATCCCGCTTGGCTGCTCAGAAAAAATGGAGCCTTTATTCTCTCGTCTGAGTTTGTAAAACAGGGCTCCATTCAAATGCTTAAGGTTACTGCCCCTTAGGCACTGGGATATCTAGCGAGTAGGTTGCTGGAAGGTCTTGGTTCGGAAAAACTTTACGATATATCTCGTGCACGAACTCGTCGCCTGCACCGTTTTCACGCGAGGCAAGTACGGCTGCGCCGAGATATTTCTTTGCCTCCTCCGGATTGGCAATGGCGGCCAATCTAGCCAGGGCGAGCAGAGTGTTGTTGATCTGATTTACTGCCGAAGATGGGTCTATAACTTTTTGTTCGCTCACATTGACCTCCAAGGTCATTTTTTCCCCAGTCCGTGGGCTTGCAGGCAACGGACCGAGGCGGTTCGTTGGAGGCGTAACGCTACTACGTGAGCTGATGACTGCGTTACTGGGCTTTTGTCCACGCTGTACATCCAATCAGCTCCTTTCAAACCTGACCCCGCCGAGTGCGGGGTTTTTCTTTTGGTGACCACCATGATTTACAGCGCGGACATCCAGAAACTGGAGCCCGGCAACCAGATTCGTATGTACGAACTGGATGCCACGCGGCTTGGTGCAACGCTCTGGCGCTTCCACGGGCACGAGCATGAGGGCGACATTATCTGGCAGGGCCAGCTGTATTCCCCGATCCAGATCGAGACCAGTGGCTTCGACATTCGCGGCGATGGCCGGCCAGCCACACCCAAGCTCACCCTGGCCAACGAGCTGTCGGGCATTCGCGGTGCTGTTTCGGCGCTGTGCCTCCAGTACCGCGATCTGGCTGGCGCGAGCTTCAAAGTGATCGAGACGTTCAAGCACTTCCTCGATGCCGCGAACTTCGACGGCGGCAACCCGGACGCCGCCGATCAGAGCCGCGTCAGTCTTTGGAAAATCGAGCAGAAGACCGAAGAGAACTTTTCGTCGGTCGGTTTCGAGCTTTCTAGCCCCATTGATATGGAAGGCCAGCAATTGCCGTCCCAGCAGATCACCAAGCTGTGCCGCTGGGCCATGCGCGGCCAGTATCGGCAGGAGGCGTGCGCGTACACCGGCACTGCGTATTTCGACAAAAAGAACGAGCCCACCGACAACCCGGCGCTGGACCGCTGCGGCGGCTGGTGGAGCAGCTGCAAGTTGCGCGGAAATACCCGCCGGTTCGGCGGATCAATGGGCGCGAGCCTGATCGCCAAGGGGTAACCATGCGAATCAATCAAAAGCTTCAGGACGCCATGCGGGCGCACGCCGAGCAATCTCACCCGGCCGAGGCCTGCGGGCTGCTGATCAAGACCGACGCCGGCCGCGAATACGTGCCGTGCGGCAATGTGGCCACCAACCCGCTGCAGCACTTCCTGATCGACAAGCACGACGCGGCGGCGGCAGAGGACCGGGGCGAGGTGCTGGCGATCGTGCACAGCCACCCGGACCGAGCCGCCACGCCGAGCATGACCGATCTGGTCAGCTGCGAGCTGCATGAGTTGCCTTGGGCAATTGTGGGCTGGCCGGGCGGTGACATTCAGTGGTTCAAGCCGAGCGGGTTCCAGGCTCCTCTGCTGGGCCGGGACTTCTCGCATGGCCTGCTCGATTGCTGGTCGGCCTGCCGGGACTGGTATGCCCGCGAGGCGTCATTGCCGCTGCCGAACTTCGAGCGCAAAGAGCTGTGGTGGGAAGATCCGGAAAGCCCGAGCCATTACGAAGAGAATTTCGAGGCCTGCGGCTTCGTTCGGGTCGATCAGCCGCAACGCGGTGACCTGCTGGTCTTCCAGATCCCGACCGTGGGCAGGCCCTGCCATTTCCCGAACCACGCCGCGATCTACCTCGGGGCCGATGCCAGCCTGCACAGCGAAAACGCTCCGGCGCTGGGCGGCGCTGGCCCATTCATCTACCACCACATGCCCGGCCGCCTGGCTGCCCGAGAGGTTTACGGCTGGTCGATGGCCAACCGCGTGAAACTGATCCTGCGCCATAAGGAATACACCCCATGACCATGCGCACCATCAAGTTGTACGGCGTGCTGCGCAAGCACTTTGGCCGTGAGTACCGCATCGACGTGCACAGCGTGCGCGACGCCGTGAACGCGCTGTGTGCAATGAAGCCAGGCTTCGAGAAGTTTCTGCGGACCGGCGAAGAGCGCGGCCTGGTGTTCAGCGTGTTCTGCGGTAAGCGCAACGCCGGGGAAGGCGAGTTCGACATGCAGGGCAGCGACAACACCGATATCCGCATCGTGCCGCTGATTCAAGGCAGCAAGCAGGCCGGATTGTTTCAGGTCGTGCTGGGCGTTGCTCTGGTGGTTGGCGGCTTATTCACGGGCGGTACGTCTTCAGTCGTCGGCATGGGCCTGCTTGGCGCTGGTGCGGCGGTTGGTCTCGGCGGTGTGGTGCAGATGCTTTCTCCCACAACCACGGCCAGCGTCGGCAGCAATAACGACGACGGCAACAACCCCAGTTATGGCTTCGGGGGCGCGGTGACCACGGTCGCCCAGGGCAACCCATACCCCGTGCTCTACGGCGAACGAGAGATCGGCGGGGCCGTCGAGTCAGGCGGCATCTACACACAAGATCAGATTTGATCATCAGGTAACACCAAACCCGCTTCGGCGGGTTTTCTTTTTTCTGGGGGCGGCATGGGAAGTGCGGTAGCAGCGCGAAGCATTCGCGGGAGCAAGGGCGGCGAGGCAACACAGAAGCAGCCGACGATTGCGCTAAACAGCACAGCTTCGATTGCTACCGCGCGCATCGTCTACCTGTGGAGCTGGGGGCCGATCGTTGGACCGGTGAACGGCCTGCGCTCGGTAAAGCTCGACGGCACACCACTGGTGGCCGAGGACGGGACGGTCAACTTCCCGGGCGTGAAGTGGCAGTTCCGCAATGGTGAGCTGAACCAGCAGCGCCTCGAGGGCATTGCCGAGTCCAGCAACGAAGTTGACGTGAACCAGCAACTGCTCAGCACCACGCCCTACTTGCGTACCGTCAATAACCCGGTGCTCGACGCCCTGCGTGTGCGTCTCAGCTGGCCACAGCTCCAGTCTCAGGACCAGAGCGGCAACATCAACGGCGTGCGCATCGAATACGCCATTGACCTGGCCACCGACGGCGGGCCGTTCGTGCAGGTGCTCGCGGACTTCGTTGATCGCAAGAACGTCACCAAGTACGAGCGCAGTCACCGACTCAACTTGCCTGCGGGCAGTCGCTGGACCATGCGCGTGCGCCGGATCACGCCCGAGGCCAACAGCTCGCTGATTCAGGACAGCATGTTTATTGAGGCGGTCGCCGAGGTCGTAGACAGCGATCAGGAGTTTCCGCTCACCGCCGTGGGCTGTGTCGAATATGACGCCCAGCAGTTCGGCGGCGATATCGCCAAGATCGCGGTACTGATGCGTGGGCGCATCGTGCGAGTGCCGACCAACTACGACCCGGAGACG